GGCTCTCCCGCCCTCGACCGGCAGCGCTTGAGGGTATGGAGTGCTGCGTGCATTGGGTATTTGTACCGATAGACGGTCACTTTGAGCAGCGTCGCCTGCTCTGCGGCCGAGCCGTCGTGAACCCTCCGATCCTCCTGCTCGGTGAAGGTTGCGTGCGCCGCCGAGTTCAGGTAGGTGCTGAAGTCGCCAGTCCAGGCTGGCACCCCTCCGTCGTCAAAGATATTCAGGTGATGCATCACCAACGGCAACGTATCTTGGTGACCCCTGAACCACCCGACAAGGCTATCTAGGTGCATTATCGTGCTCCTTTCCACAGGTTCTGCGAGCCACAGAACGCCCTCCACGCAAAGCCGTTCACCTCTTGCAGCCCAGCGTCAATCGCGACGAGCATCCCGCACTTGCGACACTCAGCCACGAGATCAAGCGAGTTGCCGTCCACGCCGATCACCTCGGGGTTGCCAATCCATTCGTCAAGTTCGTGGCCGTGGAGCCGCTCGGCTACGAGCTTCGCACTCGCCTGCGCGACGCTCGTCCAGCTCGCGTCCGCCTCTACGTCAAGTTGCACCGCCGCTGCCGGTCGTGGCTGTTCGGGCATTCCAACATCCTCAGGGCTGCGCCGTATGAAGGTTGCGGTGATCGTGCGCCAGCCTGACGCTGGAATCTCGCCCCATAAGGCTACGATGCGATTCTCAACCGACTCAGGCACCCGCCGCTCCTCTTGGATGTAGGCGTAAAGCGTGCGCTTGGAGATTCCAAGATCCCGTGCCATCTGCGGGATTGCGGTTGTATATTGCGACGGATAGTTGAGCGCGATGATCCTCTTGAGGTGCGTCCCGTTGACGCTTTTGATCTCAAACATTCTGCCTCCTCCGCTCTTACTCCAGCACCGTCACTCGGACGCGCTGTACGCCTCTTGCCAACGGCACCCCGAGCGCGACGAACGCCTCAGGCGCCAAGTCCACCAGCTTCTCGTTGTTCGTCTGACCCCTGCATTGGCACCAGTCCACCACCCACGCCACGATCATCCGCCCGTTGGAGAGGTTCTCCACGATGATCCGATACGGCTTCTTGCCCCAGCGGAAGTCCTTGATCCGTCGTAGCGCAGGGCCAGCGGCGGCATAGAACTCCGTCGGCTTGTCGCCTCGCGTGTACCACGCATTGTTCTTGGTCGCGTCATACCACGTCGCCTTGCCGATTGCGATGCCGACCTCGGGGATCGCTGGCACGGGCGTCGGTTCTGGCTTGCGTGAGTCTCGCAGCACGACCTCAGCAACCGGCATCGTCAGAATGATCAGCGACGCTATAATCGCTGTGAGCGACCATAGCCAAACTGCGCGCTTCACTGCTCGCGGGTCTCGATCTTGGCGCTTAGGATCGCCTTCTCAATCGGCTCTAGACCGCTGATGATCTGAATGGCCTTCGTCAAACCGTCCACATAGCCAACCGCGTAGTCGGTGTCACCGAGCACCCCGATGACCTGCGATCGGTGCACGACGAGCTTGATGACGCGATCTTGAATGGTCTCACTCTTCTTCTTTGGCATCAGCCCTCCCGAACCACGCGATGAAGTCGTCCAAATCGAGCACGATCATCGCGCGCCGGCGCGTGCCAGCGCCTGGCGAGTCGCCCACGACGAGAGCGGCTAACTGATCGCCCTTGACCGGGATGGAGCGCAGCCAACCGTCAAGCCGCTCAGGGTATGACTTGCCGACCTTGCACTGCACTGCGATCCACTCGTTGGCGACATCCTGTTTGCCGCCGAACTGCCCGACGCGCTGCGCGCCGAGACGCTTGGCAACCTCCCGCTCGAAGGCGTTGCCACGCTGCCGTGCGGTGCGCCCTCGGCGTGACCGCTCAGCGTTCTGTTCCTGGATGTCAAGGTCGCTCATCTTGCTCACTTCCAGCACCTCCGATGTGCCTGATCGTAGCTCTTGCTGCCGGTCTCAAAGTCTAGCCGTCGGATCGTCAGCAGGTCTGGAGCGTCCAGGATGTATGACCCGCAGATGTAGCAGCCCACTGGCTGATACTTCGCTGCCACGCCCTTAGTTGCCGCAGTCTTCGCAGGTGCCTTCTTCGGTGGCATTGTGCATTCCTCCTTCCAGCATCGCGCTGAGCCGGTGGATCATACCCTCAACGGCATCCTGCTGCGTATCCGCCTCGCAAGAGATCTCGCCGCCATCGCGATCTACAACCACAACGACCCAAGTATCGTGCTCGGTCTTGAGAATCTGCTTGTATTCATAGCCACACATTGCGGCCCATTGGTTCAGATCGGTAAATGCCATCACAACCCCCTGATGCGGAAGCCGCGAGCGGTACGCTCACGCTTCTCGATGGTGCCCAAGTGGGCAAGCTCCTCCAGCGCTCGCTGCACGGTTCCGTGACCCCATCCAAGAATCTCAGCCAGCTCACGAACCGTTGGTGCGAAGCCTGATTCCTTGACAAACTCCCTGATTGCAGCCACAAGTTCCTCCTGTCTGTCTTTCATTTTTCACCTTGTCCAAGCAGAATCTCTCCGATTTGCATCGGTCTCCGCTTATAAGTAAGAGAGTCTTTTCTATTCTGTTCTATTCTATTCTTATCTAGAGCGTTCTGATTCCGTTCCGCGTCCGTTCCGTGAGCGTTCCTGTACCGTTCCTTTCGCGTTCCAGACGTGGGGTCAGCCTGATGCTTCGCCCAGTTGGTGACCACGATCCGCCCATCCTCCGTCTGTGTCAAGAGTCCGAGGGCGAGCAGGCGCTTGAGCTGCCGGATATCAGCCACCCCGCCCACGCACGCCCTGAGGTGCGCCTCGTTCGCGAACTCGCCCTTTGGACTCTGGTGATACGCCTCAAACAGCGCCGCGTCCCAGAGGACATACGCCTCAGCGCCCTTCGTCTGGCTGAGCAGCTCGACCACCTTTGGGTCTTTCAGTGTGCCGGTGTCCTTCTTGATCCAAGCCATTTAGCCTCCTCCTACAGCCTGATCGCGTCGGCAATCGGCAAGAAGCCGACTACCTTCTCAATCCACTCATTGTTCTCAAACTCGGTCGTTGCTGGCAGCATCATCGGCTTCCAGTTCGGCTCCCTGACGCGGTAGAGATCCCACGAGAAGATGCCCTCTGGCGTGCTGTTGATGTACGCGGGCCGCGCCGAGCGCTTCCCTGCCTCCTCCATCAGCCAGTCGTACTTGATCTGCTCGATCATCATCTCGCCGTAGTGCTCGTCACGGCACTTGAGTTCAAGGATGAAGTCAATGCGCCCGAGGTTGGTTTCGTAGGAAGCCGTGCAGTCCCAGTGACTGAAGGCATACTCCATTTTTTCCAGCGTCGGGATGCTCGTCGCCCTAAGGTGCTGATACAACTGTTCCTCTGTCATCAGAATGGGATCTCCGAGACGTCATCCTGCGGCACGAGCTTGACCGGCTCTGGTGGCTTCTGCGCCGAGATCCATTTTTGGCTTGGCTTGTCCTTGCACCACGATCCGTCAGGAGCCTTGTGCGAGGCTGCCCAGAACGGCTGATACGGCTTGCCGCTCGTCTTGCTGAACCCACCTGGCTTGAGGCTCCACGCCTCGCCGTGTGAGCAGGTGCTCTCGCTCGTGTTCTGGACAAACAGCATCGCAGCGTGCGCTGCCAGCCGCTCATTGTCAGAGAGCGTGCTCAAAGCCTCTGGATTCGGCTTTTGCGCCACGCTGACGGGCGATGTTGCCCTCGGTAGGGTCTGTATACCCTTTTCAGGGCTGTAGAGGCTCCTTCCGACCCCGATTTGCGCCGCGCATCGCCTGAGGGCGTCTGAGGCCGCGCTCTTGAGCGGCTCATCGTCCTGTGCACTGTTCGGATACCCAAAGTCTTGCCGGATGGTCGTCTTGCCCTCGATCACCACGCAGAGTGATCCGTGAACGACTGCGCGTGCGGGGTCGGCCACCTTGACCTCAAACTGCCAACCCTCAATCCCGAGAACATCGTCCAAACGCTGAGCGACCGCCCGAGCGTCGGCATATGTAAACACCAGCCCAGCCCTGCCAGGTCGCGTCTTGAGATCCTTTGCGTCAAATGGCGCCGCGAGCGCCTCTGCGATTTTCTTACTCACCGTCTGCCTCCTTCTTGAACCTGAAGACTCGTGCCCCAGGCTTCTCGCTTGTGAACATCGCCTGCGTGCGGTCGTAAACAGATGGTGCGTGGGTGCGAAGCGCCTTCGCAACCGCCTCCCAATCCGTCTTGACCGTCGGCTTGTTCTGCTTCCAGGTTGCTTGCCAGCCATTGCCGACAAGACCTGCCTTCTCGCCGATGCTTTCCTTCAGGCTGATAGCGAGGTTCTGCAACTCCTGATCGAGCAGCGTCGCCTCGTACTTCTTCTCGGCGTAGAGCTGCGCTACTCGCTCAATGCCGGAGTCAGCCTGATTCCATTCCTCGCTCGTCTGCGGCACGACCGAAGCCAGCGCGTCGCTGTCCTCGCCACTCAGCGTTGGTGGTGTCTGCGTTGCGAGCAGAGTTCGGAACTCGACCGCCTTGCGGTACAGGTTGGTCTGGTATTCCAAATCAGCCTCTACTCGCTCAATGCGGAAGACGAGTCCACCAAGCAGCGCCGCTACGTCGCACCACGGTGCGCCGGTCACGAACATCTGCCACTGAACTTGTGCCTCAACCTCTGGCGGCACTGGATACAGGCTCCAGCGCGGTGAGGTGCTCGTCTTGATTTCCACCAAGCCGTCCTCGCCAACGATGGTGCGGTCGAGCGACGCCATCACCCACGGCATCTCCTTCAGTCGTACGATGCCATTGCTACGACGCAACTCGCGGCCAGTCTCCATTTCGTAAAACTCAGCCACCGTGTTCTCCAGCAGAATGCCGCGAATCGCAGCAGCGCCCACTGGCTCTGGTTCGTATTTGCCGAGCTTCTCAGCCCAGAGTTGGTACGGCGTCTTGTATGGCGACAATCCCGCGATCACCGCCGCTTCGGTTGCCGTGATGCCGTCAGCCCGAAGTGCGAACCACTCTGGACTGCGCTGCTCTGCCTTCACGAACTCGTATTGCTTGCTCACTTGCCCTCCTCTCGCCATCGGCGATCTACTTCTA